CTTGCTCGCTTCGTCAATGCGCTGGAGGAGGTCTGACTCAAGGCCGCGCAGGGCGTCGAGGGCTCCGGCGCAGTGGGCGAGTTGGCCGTGCTCGGTGGCGGTCTTGATGCTGCCGACCAATTCGACGGAGTCGTCGATGTGGTCGCGGAGGATCTGTAGGACGGCTTGCACGACGAGCGGCTTGCTGCCAGGCATGCAGAGCGCGGTCGTCATGTCGTCTTCGTCGAGACGGTCTGGCAGCATGTAGCGGGTGGTTTTTTTTAGGGTGATCATAGGGTCAGGCGAGTTGGAATTTTTTGATGATGGCTGCGAGGCTGAAGGTGTGGCGTTTCTGCCGGGGCGCGGGGATCGGGTGCAGGAGGCCAACTTCGATGTAGGTCTTGTAGGTGCGCTCCGAAATGCCGAGGAGGTCCATGACATCGCGCTTGCGGAGCGTGCGGCGTTTAGTAGGCACCTCCTCCGGTGACATTGAGCCGCCCTCCTTCCACATTGCCGACTCCAGAAGTGAGGAGGTAGCGGAGGCAGTCGATGGGGTCTTTGCTGGCGCCTTTCTGGCCGTCGGATCCGGTCCACTCCTTGAGGGCCCAGATGGTGTTGGTGCAGCACTCGGAGATATAGAGCCGAGGCGCGTTGGTGTGGTCGATGGGTGCTTCTTCGTCATAGTAGAGTGCGTTGTTGATGAGGCCGACGCCTTCCTCGATGTTCTCGCCAGGGCAGGATCGGAAGGACATGCCGACATCTTCGAGTTCCTCGAGGAGGGTGGTGGATTGCTCGCGGGTGCCGGCGACGGTGGTGTTCGCATACCTTGAGTCTATCCAGCGCTCAAAAATCTTGACCTTGTCGAGGGCTTCCATGCGCTCGATTTCGGCCTTGTAGGCGAGCAACCCATACCCAAAGGATTTCTGCCCCTCGCCTGCTTCGCCGTCGGCTTTCTTGCCGCTGCTAATAGCCCACGGTCCGGCGTAGCCGACGCCTTCGATGTAGGTGTCGGTCTGCGGCCACTCGCGGTAGACCCACGCCCGCTCGGCGGCGTCCACTCGGATCCAGAGCATGAACCAGTTTTTCCCGCCCGCTGGGTCGCAGAAGAGGTAGTTCGTGCCTTCCTTCGGGACTTGGTCGGCCTTGACGACATGCACCGACTCGCGGAAGCGGGGGAAGCGCGTGGCGGCGGCTTTGACGGGGACGCCGTAGGCGCGGCAGAGGATTTTTTCGCGGGGTTGCTTGGCGAGCTCGGTTTTCATGCGGCCGTAGCCTGCCCACGGGTTGTTTTTCGTCTGGAAATAAATGATGCCGGCGTGCCGGGTGACGCATTCCTGCACGACGGGGACTTTTTCAAATCCCTTGCCGCTTTTTCTCGGCAAAAGCTCGGCATCGCACTCCTCGAGCGTCTTCGCGCCCTGGAGATAGTTTTTTACCGTGGGGCTGTAACCTTCAATCGGCGTAAATGTCACAAGGAGAATGCCATTTCGATCTAATAATCGGAAACGGATTGTTTCAAGCCACTCAAGGGGGCATAATTCGTCGCACCAGGCTAAATCTATCTCTCCGCCCTCTATTGTCGTGATGTCCTGGGCGTAATTTCGGAACCACACCTGCGATTTGTTCGGCAACACGGCGGTATTTTCGGAAAAACCGTTCTTCTGAGTGTAGGAAATGTTGGTGATCTTGCTGCGCTTGGCCGTTCGCAGCTCGGCGGGCATGAAATTCCACACGATGGGCTGTTGCATGCTGATGCTGTTGTCGTTTGTGGTCTGGAAGCACCACACTCGACTCGCGGGCTTCTCCAGTAGGGTGCGGACGACCATTTTTCCCGCCCAAGTGGACTTGCCGGAGCGGTTGCCGCCCAGCACCAAGAGGTCGCGGTAGCGCTTGGCGAGCTTTTCGGCCTTGGTCCAGTGCTCGGGCTCGTAGCCGTAGCGGATCGGATCCTCTTTTTCCAACCCAATGCGGCGTTCCCTCTCGGCCAAGAGGGTCCTCGCCGCCTCAAAGTCGGAAATAAAAAGCTCCGGCGGGATAAATGGCAGCAGTGGATGGGCGGTTTGGGTGAAGGTCATTGGGTGGCCTCCTTTACTTTTTCCAGATCGGATCGGAGTTCGGAGACAACGCCAAACTTGTCGTTCTCAAAATCAATGTCCGCGAGCGCAATGGCCCGTTCCCCAATGTAGATTAGTTCTTTGATTTGATCCCGCGCCTCATTGCGCTCGCGCCGTAGCTGCGCAATCATAGAAAGCATTTCGTTCGGAGTCATCCCCTCACCTCCGCTTCACTCTTGCAGTCTTCAGTCGCTACGCAATCGAGATGGTATCTCCCATTTTTCCAAAGCCATAGCTCACGACTCACCGTTTCCAGCTTCTCGTTGTCATGGCGCAAATTCTTCCGCAGCGTGCGGATCACGCTGGTGAGGTTCATGTTTTCCTCGATGAGCTTTTCGACTTCCGCTTGGAGTCGCCGGTTTTCACTTAAAAATTCACTCATCGCTGGCCTCCTCTTTGAGTTGATCTACGAAGTCCCATGCCTGCTTTGCTCGCAGGTCGAAATACCTGGCCAAGAGATGCGCCACTCCTTGCAGGGTGGTCTCTTCTGCGGTGACAAACTCCTCAACCAGACACGCGATCTGTCCCAGCATCTGGCTGTGCTTTTCGGCGCTCATCCCTCATACCCCCCATGCAACAGCGGGTTCGTCTTGGGCTTCACAGCCACCAACGCACCGCCGGCGTCCACTCCCACCAAGACCGGCTCGTTCGCCCGGTAGAAGGTATTCGACCGGACTTGCACATTCACCACCTCCTCATCGAGGACGACCCGCAACACACGGGGGTTCTGCGGCTGTCTCCCAGGCGCGGCCTTGCCCATCCTCGGCCACTCAGGCGGCATAGGCGGTTGATCTTGTTTTGTTTCTTGCTTGTTAGGTTGCTGTTTTTTCATAAAATTTTTCGGGGGCTGGACCAGTGGGGGTAATTTTGCGGAGCCAGCGGACCGACCCCCCTCCCCCCCCTGTCGGGCGATTATTGGTTGATAACTTCTGATAACACCTAGAATAGATAGTGAGCTTGGGTTGATTTGCAATGACTTACTCGGATGCGTCAGAATCGGGCTTGTTTTTAGGGCTGTTATTGAGACTGAGCGGAGGTTTTGAAAGAGCGACGCTTGCACTGCTACTGGTTCCCGACGGGGTCTCGAACTCATACTCTGCATCGATGGCGTCGACTTGTTTGGGGATGCTGTTGATGAGTTCCTCAAATGACAATGCATTGATCTTGTTGTGGATGCTGATGGTGAGCTGCGCTGCGCCTTCGGAATCTCTGAGCTTGTCTTGAGCTGTGCCGAGGATGAAGTTGAGTTCGGCGGGCTTCATTTTGGCGAGTTGCATAGGGTTCCCGAGCATGTCAACGAGTGCATCGGATGACAGCCTGGCGATCTCTCGGAGGCGATTCGTGCGGGCTTGGGCTTCCTTCTCTTTGGTGTCTGGGTGGTTAGCGATGATGCGGTTGATGACAGGCACGGCGACACCAAGCTTGGTATTGATGGTTGTGACCGTCATGCCCATCAGGAAGAACTCGGCCACGATATCGCACATCTGTCGGAACTGGGTTGACATGGCATCCCAGTTGACCGTTTCTTCGCACGCTGCGGCCTGCTGTAGGGCTTTTTCCAGCTTGTTGGGCTGTGACCCTTGCTCGGACTTAATCGCGGCTTGTGCACGCCTCTGGAGCTTCCATTGCACGGCCTCCTCGTAATCCATTGGGCATCCGGCATCGAACCACTGGGTGGCTGTCTGGACGGAGACTTGGAACTCGGTGGCCAGCTTGGTGGCGATGCTGTGCTTGGTTTCGGGTTTGGCTGGGCGTTTGGGTTTGATAGGTTTCATGGTTGGCGTGCTTTCCAATTGCTGGCCTCGACGACGAGGCGCCGGGCTTCCTCGACGGATTGCCAGTAGACTTCCTGCTCGCCGATGTCGCGGGAGTATTCGGGCGGCTCGACATGATCGAGGGCCCAGCGGAGGTAGGTCGCCAGATCGGTGGCGAGTCGGCAGGTGTGGGTGATGCCTGGGTGGTCTTGCCATTCGCGGCCGCATGCTTGGCAGCCGATGTATGGGTCGTGTTGTTTTTTGGGGGTGTTCATTGGAAGGTTTCCAGAATATTGGAATTGTTGGACAAACTTGGGGGCAGGGGGTGAAGTCCAACCAATCGATGTTTGTCCAGAATATCCCCCCTTTTAAGGGGGATTTCTGGACAACGATTGTTGGACAAACCCAGCCGTGTCCAAAAATTGATTCTTGGACTAATTGTTGGACGATTGTTGGACATCTTCTTTTGAGCGGAGAGCTTCATAAATTGTCGATTTAGAAACGCCGTATTTCTCCTTCATGGCTTTAATAAATTTGCCCATTGCTCCGGTGTGGGCGTTATGCTCGGCCTTGAGTTGGATGATGTCGGCTTTAGATAAGGATTGCTTGCGGCCGGCATGGCCTTTTTCTTGTGTTGGCTGTTTAGTTTCATCGTCCAGCTTGCCAATTTCCCAGTGCAGACCCTGGTCGGCGTGTTGAAGTATGAGAGTGGTCACCGGCAAACGATGCTCGTCCACCACGCCAGCGCGAGATCCTCGTTTAGCCAACAAAAGTTTGAATGTGCCTTCCTCCTTAGTGGTCTGGAGCACACAGATGGCGCGTGCCCAGTTCGTTAGCTCCGATGAGCCAAGGCCGATATAGGCGTAGTCATTCGCATTCCAATGCGCCCGGCTCTTGCTGTCCGATTGGGGCTTGCCGGTGTGGTGGGACCACACCCATGCGAAGCCGTGCTCGAAGGCCAGCGGGTTGCACAGCTCGCGCAGGAAGTGGGAGGCCACCGCTTGTTGGGAAATGTCGTCGCCGATGAATGACAGCAGCGGATCCCCGTAGACCAGATCGAACGGGCCGTGCTTCGCAATCAACTCCCTGATCACCTCGATGAATGCCTCGCCGGTCTGTGCTGTCACCCGAGCCACGATCACATTCTCTCGCAGGATATCCACCGCTTGGGTCTGCGTCATCTTGCTTTGCGCGACGACATAGGACATCACGCCTTGCACCACTTCGGCCATGTCGCCCATATCGTTCTCCGCTTGAACCAACAGGCACTTGAGCTTGTGCTTGGGCTTCATGCCAAAGAACGGCATGCCCAGCGCCCAGGTCATCGCCTGTTGCAGGGTGTAGGAGGATTTGCCGATGCCCGACTGCCCGAGGAGGAGGAGCTGCCCGCCACGGCACAGCCAGCGGTTCCCCACCAAGGTGCTGGAATCGTCTTCGGCCTTGTAAGCCCAGAGTTGCTCGAAAGTATGCATCTCCACGCCCACCATGGCCGACTTCGGCTTCGCCAAGAGTTTCAATTCCTCCAGCGCCTCGGCCACAGGCATGTCGCCGGTCGCCAGCTTGCGACCGATCTGTGTCGCCTTGCGGTGGTTCGAGGCTGAGGAAATGTCGGCCAGGTATTCGGCAATGATGGCGCCGCCCGCTGGGTTGAATGCCAACGAAGTATCCGCCAGCACCACACCATCCTGCCACGACACCATGCCAGCGGCCTTCGCCTCGGCCTCGGCGAGCTTCAGCCAATACGGTTCCCGCTCGATGGCCTCGATGATCGTCGTGCCTACCACCGCTTTGCCAGCGTGATGAAGCCGGTGCGCTGCGGCATAGTAAAGGCCATTCAGCGTTGAGCTGAACGCCTCCGGCTCGACGACCGCCGACTTCGGCACGCCAGCGAAGCCAGCGACACTAATATAGCCGACGACGGCGCTCTCTTTCTCAGGATATTGCATTAAATAAGTTCTTCTATTAAAACGCGAAAAGCTCGCTCGGCTGTTGCAGGCACGACTCCGTTGCCGAGGA